CTGCTCAGCCAGCCACAAGGCGTGGAGGCTCGCGGTGCTGACGCGTGACGCGTGGCAGTGCCAGGACTGCGGGCGGGTGTGTGCTGATAGGCGAGAGGCTCACGCGGATCACATCTCGCCGGTCGTGCATGGCACCGATGTCTGCCGCGATGGGCGATCGCGGTATGACGTTGCCGGCGGTCGCTGTCTCTGCGTTCGATGCCACAGCCGCAAGACCAACAAGGAACTGCACAAAGAGCGGGCAGCCGGTGCGCGAGGGGAGGGCGGGTGATGCCTTTCCGAGCACGTCTGAGGAAAACCAGAAGTTCCTATGGGGGAGGGCGAGCGAAAGTAACGGCAAGGGGGTAGGTCTGCCGCCGCCGCCCGGTTTTTACGCCGCAAAAAACGGCAGCCACTTTCGAGGTCAGTCATGGGAAGACGCGGGCCGAAACCGATCCCGACCGAACTAAAGATCCTTCGCGGGAACCCCGGCAAGCAAAAGTTGAACGCGGACGAGCCGCAGCCGCCGGCCGACGGCATCGCGATGCCGCCACACCTGGGCGAAGTCGCCGCCGCCCGGTGGGGCGAGTTGCTGCCGATGCTCCAGGCGACGCGGGTGATGACGCGGGCCGATGTCGAGGCACTCGCCCGGTACTGCGATACCTGGGAGTGGTGGCTTGCGGTGCGGGTCAAACTCAAGGCGGAAGGCGACACGTACCCCATCCTCAATGACGGCGGCGAGATCAAGTACATCGCCCAGCGGCCCGAGGTATCGATCGCCCACAAGCTCGCCGGGCAACTGCGGCAACTGGAGAGCGACTTCGGTCTCTCGCCTGCCGCTCGTGCCTCGCTGAAGGTGGAACCGGATGCCAAGGCGGAAAGCGCGATCGACAAGTTCCGAGCCCTCAAGGCTGCCCGCAAGGCGTGAGCCTGAGCGGGTCGCGGGCTACACCTACGATCAAGACGCCGCCGATCTCGTGGTCGGATTCTTGGAGTCGGTGTGCTGCCACACGAAAGACTCCCCGACCGCGAAGGCCGGCGAGCCGATGCGGCTTTTGGAGTGGCACAAGCAGGACGTGATCGAGCCGCTCTACGGGTGGCGAACCGAGGACGGGCTGCGGCGGTATCGGCTCGCGTATCTGGAGGTTCCCAAGAAGAACGCGAAGAGCACGCTCCTCTCGTGCCTCTCGATCTGGCATCTCTTGATGGAGGGTGAGGGCGAGCTCGGGTGCATCGCGGCGAAGGATCGCAACCAGGCGGCGATCATCTTTGACGAGACTGCCGCGATGGTGAAGCGGTCGCCCGAACTGGCGGCGTCGCTCGAAGTGGTCGATTCGCGGAAGACGATCGTGTGCATGAGCACGGGATCGAGCCTGCGGGTGATCTCGCGAGATGCCGGGGCGGCGGAAGGCCCGTCCTATTCGTTCGTCTTCTGCGACGAGTTGCACGCGTGGCCCGATCGCCGGCTGTTCGAGGCGTTGCGGTACTCGGGTCGCTCCCGGCGGGAGCCGCTGCTCTGCACGATCACCACGGCCGGCGACCGCCGCGACACGATTTGCTGGGAGCAACACGAGTACGCGGAGTTGACCGCCGCCGACCCGAACTACGATCCCCGCTTCTACGGGAAGATTTTCGGGGCGAGAACTGACGGCACCGAGGACTACTTCGACCCGGCAACATGGCGGCGGGTGAATCCCGGCATGGGCGTCACCATGACCGAGGAATCGTTCGCGGCGGATGCCCGCGAAGCGAAGAACAAAGCGACCAAGCTGAACGGGTGGCTCCGCTACTCGCTCGGGGTCTGGACTGAGAGCACGAACCGCTGGCTCGATCCTGAGAAGTGGGCCGCGTGTTCCGCCGGCCCGACTTCGCCCTTCGCCGGGCGGAAGTGCATCCTCGGGATGGACTTGTCGAAGAGCACCGACCTCTCCGCGATGGTCGCCCTGTACCCGTGCGAGGGTGACGAGTTCGAGGTCGATGCGATGTTCTGGGCTCCCCGCGATCTCATCATGGAGCGGGAGCGAACCGACCGCCAGCCGTTCCAGCATTGGGTCAACTCGGGGTACATCACCGCGACCGACGGGAACGTGATTGACCACTCGAAGATTCGGGAGTTCGTGCTGGAGTACGCCAAGACGCACCAGATCGAGCACGTCTACATGGATCTCAACGGGGCGGTGCAGCTTGCCGTGGAACTGCAAGGGGCGGGGCTCAAAGTGTCAGGATGGAGCCAAGGGTTCCGGGGCATGAGTTCGGGCACGAAGCGGCTCGAATCGCTCGTGCTTCAGAACCGCATCCGCCACGGTGGCAACCCGGTGCTCTCGTGGATGTCGGCAAATGTGACGGTGGAGACGAACTCGTTTGAGGACGTGCGGCCGGTGAAGAAGAAATCGACGGGCCGCATCGACGGGATCGTGGCTCTGATCTTTGCTCTCGGTGGCTGGGAGTCTTCGCAGATCACGAACAAGCCCGCCGCCGAACCCTCCATCCTCATCCTATGATCGCCAACGCTCACCGCATTTTGTGGCTCCCCGGCGAAGACTCCCGCAACTGGGACTATGAGTCGGGCAGTTGGGCTTCGAGCAACCGCAACCCCAGCGGCGTGAAGGTGGACGCCGAGACGGCTCTCCGGTCGACCGTGGTGCTGGCGTGCATCCGCGTGCTTTCGACCAGCGTCGCCGGTCTGCCGCTGCACCTCTACCGCCGGCTTCCGGGTGGTGGCAAAGAGGTCGCCCGCGAGCATCCGCTCTATCGGCTTTTGCACACGCAGCCGAACTCGTGGCAGACCTCGTTCGAGTGGCGCGAGCAGATGATGCTGCACCTACTCTCGCACGGGTTCGCTCTTGATGAGAAGGTCTACAGCGGCGGGGCGATCACCGAGATCGTGCCGCTGCACCCGAGCCGGGTGAAGACCGAGCAACTTGAAAACAACCGCCTGCGGTACACGTACCGCGAGGCGTCTGGCTCTTCGACGGTTTACACCCAAGACGCGGTGATGTCGGTGCGTGGGATGTCGGATGACGGCGTGAACGGGATGAGCACGATTGAGCTCGCCCGCGACGCGATCGGGCTGGCTCGGGCGTGCGAGATCCACGGGGCGACGTTCTTCGGGAATGGTGCCCGGCCGGGCGTGATCCTTTCCACCGATCAGATGCTCTCGCCCGAGGCGGCTGAGAACACGCGGAATCAGTGGGAGAGGGCTCATCGCGGCCCAGACCGAAGCAACCGAACGGCAGTATTGCAGGGCGGGCTCAAAGTTTCGGAGCTCGGCGGGAACAACCAAGAGAGCCAGTTCCTTGAGGCTCGCCGGTTTCAAGTCGAGGAAGTGTGTCGGCTCTTCGGCGTGCCGCCGCATCTGGTGGGCGACCTCACGCGTTCGTCGTTCTCGAATATCGAACAGCAATCGCTCGACTTCCTGACGAACGGGCTGATGCCGTATCTGCGTCGCATCGAGTCTTCGATCGCTCGCGACTTGCTTGAAGGCGACGATGAATACTTCGCGGAGTTCGACACTCGCGGCGTGCTGCGGGCCGACGCTGCCGGGCGAGCCAGCTACTACAACACGATGTGGAACCTTGGCGTGTTGAGCGTGAATGAGATCCGCTCGCTGGAGAATCTCAACCCGGTCGAAAGCGGCGATGTCAGGTTCGTGCAGTTGAACATGACCACGCTCGACAAGGCGGCCCAGGTGGTCGAGGAGCCGGCGGTGGTCGAGGAGATCGTGGTGAAAGAGACCGCCCCGCTCCCCGAGCCGCCGCCGGTTGAGGAGAACGCCTACGGCAAGCCGAAGCGGAAGGGGCGGAGGCGGAAGGGTGGCTAAGTATGACCACATCGACTTCAGCCCGCCGAGCGGCGTGCGGGAGGAAGCAGCGAAGGGGCTCGCGTGGCGAAGCGAATACAACCGAGGCGGCACGGCAGTCGGCGTTGCCCGAGCACGCGACCTGTCGAACGGCACGAACATCTCGCCCGACACGGCGAAGCGGATGGCGAGCTACTTCGCCCGGCACGAAGTGGACAAGCAGGGCGAGGGCTGGAGCCCCGGCGAGGACGGCTTCCCGAGTGCGGGCCGGATCGCGTGGGCTCTGTGGGGCGGCGATCCGGGGCAAGCGTGGGCGAGCAAACTGACCAAGCAGATCGAAGCGGCAGACGAGGAAGGCAGGAGCATCATGGGCAACATCGAACGGCGTTCCTTGGCGATTGACGAGATCGAGTCGGCGGTGCCGCTGCTCGCGGTCGAGAGCCGCAGCGATGATGACGGCAGCGAACGCGAATACGTCGTTGGCTACGCAGCGAAGTTCGGCGTGCTCTCCCTCGACCTGGGCGACTTCGTGGAGCGGATCGACCCCGGTGCGTTCGGGCTGGTCGCCGAGCGTCGCGGCAGGCGGAAGCCGCTGGAGACGCGAGCCCTGTGGAATCACGACCCGAACTACCCCCTCGCCCGCTACCCCGGCACGCTGCGGATGACGGTCGATGAGGTTGGGCTGCGGTATGAGTTCCCGGTGCCCGACACGACCTACGGGCGGGACATCGCGAGCAACATTCGGGCGGGCATCGTGAAGGGCTCGTCGTTCTCGTTCACCGTGCCAAGCGGCGGCGACTCGTGGGCGGTCGAGGACGGTCGCAGCGTGCGGACGATCCAGCGGATCGACTCGCTCCTGGATGTCGGGCCGGTGACGTTCCCGGCGTATCCCGATGCCGATGTGAAAGTTGCACAGCGGTCATTCGACCAGTACCGGCAGCAGCAGGAGATCGAGGTGGCGAGGCGTTCGCTTGCCCGGTCGCGTGCCGCAGAGATTCGCGAGTATCTGAGGCAGCATGGCCGCTAGTGGTGATTCGTGCCCCCGGTGCCGCGATGGCAAGTACGCCGTCGCGTCGAGCGTTCGCAGCGGCGAGTATCAGACTCGCTATCTGCGGTGCCAGCGGTGCGGCTGCACCGACAAGCAGATCGTGCACGGCACTGAAGTGCGGCGAAAGTTGTTTACTGCCGAGCGTGCCTAACTGCATGGTTCCGGGGCGTGGCTCCTAGTTTCGGGGTAGGCGAACGCGATCGCGTTGCCGCGAACCCGACTACAGGAGCCTCCCTCGTGGACAAGATCAAGGCATTGCTCGAAGAGTTGGCTGGCGTTGTCGCCGAGATGGAGGCGATGACCGAGGACGCTCCCGAGGGTGAGGCTCCCGCTGAGCCGATGACCGAAGAGCAAGAGGCTTCGCTCCGGTCGCTCGAAGTTCGGGCCGACAAGTTGAAGGAGCGGATCGAGTTCCTGGCCCGCGTGCAGGCCAAGGAGCTTGAGCTCCGCAGCGTTCTGGAGCGTGCCGCTCCCGCCAAGAAGATCGAAGCCACCGAGGAGACCCCCGCCGTGGAGAGTCGCGCCAAGGTTTACGCCGTTCCGAAGAATCATCGCCCCCTTCGCGGTTTCCGCTGCGAAGAGCGGGCATATCGTGCGGGCATGGCTGCCAAGGCGAGCCTGTTCAACGATGACGAAGCCCGGCGGTGGTGCCACGATCACGGCGTCAACTTCCGTGCCCAGGCTGGCGGAATCAACTCGCTCGGCGGTGTGCTGACCAATGACGAGCTTTCCAGCGAGATCATCCGGCTGGTCGAAGAGTTCGGTGCCTTCCCGGCGAACGCCCGCAACGTGACGATGAACAGCGACACGCTGTTGATCGCCCGTCGCACCGGCGGTCTGTCGGCGAAGCCGATCGGTGAGAACGCTGCTCCCGAGAGCACGAACGTGACCTTCGACAACGTGCAACTCGTGGCGAAGCTGTGGGGCGTGGACAACAGGGTGCCCATGAGCCTCATGGAAGACTCTGTGATTTCACTTGGTGACGCAATGGCCGTCGAGACAGCCCAGGCGTTCAGTGAAGCCTACGACAACGCCGGGTTCATCGGAACCGGAAACGGCTCGCTCTATCACGGCACGGTGGGCGTGGCGGTCGCCATCAACGACGGCACGCACGCCGCGAGCGTGGTGACGGCTGACACCGGCAACAACACCTTCGGCGGTGGCACGAGCGGTCTCGACCTCTCGGACTACACGAACGTGGTCGCCCGGCTGCCCCTGTACGCTCGGCGGAATGCCAAGTGGTACATCAGCCCCGCCGGCTACGGTTCCTCGATGCTGCGGCTCATGATGGCTGCGAGCGGCAACAATCAGGCCGACGTGGCTGGCGGTGCGAACCTGTCCTTCCTGGGCTTCCCGGTGGTGCTTGTGCATCCCCTGGAGAGCCGCCTGACCGGCACCGCGAATCAGATCGCTTGCCTGTTCGGCGATCTCTCGCAGGCTTGCACGATGGGCACCCGCCGCGAGATCAGCGTGAAGACCGACGCCAGCCGGTTCATCGAGTTCGACCAGCTGCTGACGTTCGCCACGGCTCGCGTCGCGATGGTTGCTCACGACCTCGGCGATGCCACCAAGGCTGGCCCCATCGTCGCCCTCAAGTTCGCCTCGTGACCTCTGACCCCTTCCTAGGAGAATCTGACCAGTGAATCACCTCGAAGCTACGAAGACGGTCGTTGGCACGACGGTCACGAGTGCTGCCGGCACAGCGACCCTGACTATCGACACCCTCGGCTATGACTACGCGTCAGTCGATGTGGTGGTGGCGGTCTCGGCGACCCCGGCCAACACCTCGGCGTCGATCCTCAACGTGCTGACGCTCTCGCAGGGCGACACCAACACGGCGGGCTCCTCGGTCTACACCGTGGCGGTTCCCGCCGCGAGCGTGGCCGTGACGGCTCAGCCCAGCGTGGTGCGGCTCGATGTTGACCTTCGCGGCAAGGGCCGATATGTCAAGGTCGATGCCACTCCCGCTACCTCGCTGGCCACGACCATCGTGGCTCGGCTGGGCAAGGGTGAGGCTGGCCCCGAGACGGCTTCCGCGAAGGGCGTGCTCGCGAAGTACAGCGGCTGATCGCTTGACAGCCTCGACACAGTGGATGGCGGGTGCGGCATGAGCCGTGCCCGCCATCTCTGTTTGAGGGCTTCATGATCGTCAAGGTCGGCGGTACGGATGTCGATGTTCGGATCGAGTGCGTGATGAGCGGCCCGCGATTCGGCCCGCTCTCGAATGTCTTCGGCTGGGCTCAAGCCCTCATGCCACTCGGCATCCGCCCGACGCTAGGGCAGGGTGCTCTGTGGGGTCAGGTGTTGTCCCGGTGCCTCTCCCAGTTCGTTGACCAAACCGAGTACATCCTTTGCACCGACATGGATTCGTTTTGGGACAAGAAGACGGTCGAGGAACTGGTCGCGATCGCGATGGCTTTTCAGTGCGACGCCCTCGCCCCGCTGCAAGTCAAACGGGAGGACGGTCGCCCGATGTTCACGTTGCCCGGCACGCTCGACAAGCCGCCCGAGGGAGGGGCAACCGAACTGCCGATGAGCTGGTTCGCCGAGCCTGTGCAGGAAGTCGATTCGGCTCACTTCGGCTGCACGCTGATTTCGACCAAGGCGTTGAAGCGAACGCCGAAGCCTTGGTTCCAAGACATCCCGAATGCTGACGGGGACTACGAATCGGGAAGAACTGACGCCGACATTCACTTTTGGAAACAGTTCCGAGCCGGCGGGAACCGCGTCTACATCTCCCCCCGGATCGCGATCGGTCACGGCGAGTGGGTCTCGGTCTGGCCGGGCAAGGATCTCCAGAAGCCCGTGTTTCAGTACGTCGGCGACTACACCGCGAACGGCAAGCCCAAAACTGCATGGAGTGCCCCTGGATCATGAAAATAAAACTGACGCAGAACTACTCGACCTACACCGTCGGCCGGGTGGTTGATTGCGAAGACGAGACGGCACGGCGGCTTATTCGCGACGGCATCGCCGTGCGGGAACCGCAGATGGATTTGATCGAGGCGGCGACGGTCGAGCCCGATGCCGAGCGGGCTGACGCACGACCGCGACGCGGCAGGAAACCGAATGCGATACCGCAGCCTCAAGACTCTGACGCAGCCGGCGGTTGAGCCGGTCACGCTCGCCGAGGCGAAGTCGCACTGCCGGGTCGATGTCGATACCGACGATGCCCTGATCGCGGCGTACATCAAGGCGGCTCGCGAGTGGTGCGAGGCGTACTGCGACGAGACGTTCGTGCATACGCAGTACCGGATGACGCTGGACTCGTTCCCCGTGGAGATCGAGTTGCCCCGCCCGCCGATGGCGACCGCCGGCACCACGACGGCTGTCAGCGTGACCTACACGCTGGAGAATCAGAGCACCGCCACGCTCGCGACGAATCAGTACCGGGTCGATCGAGACAGCGTGCCGGGTGTGCTCCGCACGAACTACAACGGCTCCTGGCCCTCGCACCTGCTGGACTACAACGCGGTGACGGTGACATGGTGGGGCGGCAAAAGTTCCGACGGCTCGGGCATTGAGCAGCGGGTGAAGTCGGCGATCCTCTGGCTGGTCGGGCTCTGGTATGAGCGTCGCATGGCGGCTGACGCGGTGAGCCTGTCGGAGATTCCCTTCGGCGTGAAGGCGTTGCTCGATTCGGCGAAGTGGGGGAGCTACCGATGAGCAACGTCAAGGGCCGATTCGGAATCGACGTATCGTTCAATGACTCGACCGTGGCGGGCGGCGCGAGCAGCATGAAGACTATCAACCTGACGCACGCGACCGAGTATGACTTCGGCAAGATCGCGGTCGTGACGGGCACCGTGGGCACAGCCGTGTCTACGGTGTCGATCGCCCCGACAACCTACCGCAATGCAGCGGGCGACATCGTGTCGTTCTCCAGCGTCTCGCGAGTGGCGTTTCAGGCGTCAGGCCCGACGCTCGTGGCGTGCGACGGCATCGGCGGCTGCGGCGTGAACGATTGGACGATCTATTCGCGTGCCGGTCAGGTCGCGGTGTCGGAAGCGTTGGAGACTGTCTCGTTTTCGATCAACGTCTTTGGCACGGCGGGCACCGCGTCTTACACGCTGGTGATGTATGGCTCTTGATCCGGGGCGGCTTCGCGAGCGGGTGACGATTCAGCAGGCAACCGAGCGACGCAACTCGCTCGGTGAGACCACGCTGGAGTGGGCGACGTTCGCCGAGCGGTGGGCGAGCGTCGAAGGGCTCTCGTCTCGCGAGGTGCTGCTCCTGGGGCAGCAGCAGACCGAAGGCACGCACCGGGTGCGGCTGCGGTACGTGACGGGGCTCGTGCAGACGATGCGGCTTCTGTGGCGTGGTCGGGTGCTGGAGATCACGACGCTCTTGGAACACGCGAACCGCAGCGAGCACGAGTTGCTGTGCACGGAGAGGGTGGACTGATGGCAGTCGCGGGCATTGAGATCACCGCCGAGATGGCGGAACTGCGGCAGTTGCAGCAGGACATCGGCCGGCTGTTTTCGCCGGCTGACAAGGCTCGCATTCTGAAGGCGGCACTCACGAAGGCGATCGAGCCTGCGTTCCAAGCGTTGAAGCAGACCACGCCGCTCGGGCCGACGGGCAACCTGCGGCGTGCGGTAGCGAAGAAGATCCTCGTCTACGCGAAGGACGGGGCGGCGGTTGCGGTGCTCGGGTTCCGACGTGCGGGGCTTTCGGACTCCGTAAGTGCTGCCGGCGGCACGGTGCGAGCCGGCCCTGACCGGGCATTTCACCAGTGGTGGCTCGAAGAGGGCACGCAGCCCCGGCAGATCCGCCTACCGTCGCCGCCGAAGGCATACAACCGCCCTGGCTACAACAAGCCGGGCTTCGATCGACGCACGTACACGATGACACGCAATGGCAAGACGTTCACCGTGCAGGGGCATTCGGTTCGCGGGCACGGCGTTACCTCACATCTCGTGAACGACCCGAACTCTTACTTCTACGCGAGCAGCTACAACCGGCTCGGGCCGTTCAAGATCAACAAGTTCCGAGGCGGCGAAAGAGGCTTCATCACTGAGCCGGGCTATCCGAACGCCTTCTTCAAGAAGTCGCGTCAGCCGATCACGATTCCGGCGATGCCGGCGGGCGGCAGTGACGGGCAGCCGCCCCTCAAGACCGCGTGGGCACGCACGCAGCCCACCGTCGCCGAGATCCTCCAGCGGGAACTGCGGCTCTCGCTGGAGCAAGCCCTCGACACCCTCTCGCAGCGATCCACGGGAACCATCGGCACATGAGCGTCAAATCCCCCGAACGCCTCATCGGCGATGCCCTGGTCGCCGACCCCGCCGTCGCGGAGATCGTGGGCGACCGGGTGTACCCCGTCATCGCCCCCGCCTCGGCGGCGATCCCGTTCGTCACTTGGCGGCGGCAGGCGGTGCAGCGGGAAGCCACCCTATCCGGCCCGTCGGGCGTTGCGACGGTAACGCTGGCCGTGGATATGTACGCCACGACCTATGAGGGAGTAAGGGAACTGGCTGACCGCTGCCGCCAAACACTGGATGGTTTCAACGGGGCGTTGGGAAACTGGATTTCAGTGCGGAACGTGTCGCTGCTCAGTGAGAGCGACGGGTTCGTACAGTTGGCCGGTGGCGAGTTGCCCGCCGTCTACAGCGTGACGCAGACCTACACCATTCTCTGGCAGGAGATCTAGAACCGTGTCATTCTCGACCCCGCACGATGGTTCCGGCACAATCCTTCGCTTCGGTGCCAACAACTACACGGCGACGAACATCGTCATCAGCAACACCAATCCTGCCGCCGGGGCAGACTCGCGGATCGACGTGGCACACCTGTCGCAGTCTGCGGGCGAACTCGCTGCGACGATGGATCGTCCGCTCGTGATCCCTGCCGAGGACGGCGGGTCGGGCCGGCAGATCACGTTCGACTACCTGGGGAAGACCATCCTTCTCGACGGCGCAACCGCCACGGTCTACATCGCAATCGGCGGCACTGCTCTGATCGGATCGACTGCTGTCGCCGGGACGGCGTTCTATGCGACGGTGGCTAGCTCGACACTGACGCTCGCGACCAATGACGCGGTGCGTGGGCAGGCTGTGCTCACGCTGGTTCGCACTAGCTCGCTGACCTGACCATGACGGAGGGCCGTCATGGCGATTCCCTGCCAAGGGTTCACGATCACTTGGGGCGGTCAGTCGCTCCAAGAGGTGCAGGCGTTTGACCTGGATGCCGCTCGCGGGCTGCCGCTCGGTCGCACGACGACATGGACGCCGAGCCTGGGCACGCTGCGGATCGCCGCGTTCTCCACGGCTCACCTGCCCGAGAGCGAGTACGGCCGGCGAAAGCGGCTGACGTTCGCTGGTCGCACTGCGTCGGCGGGAACGCTCGTGACGTTCTTTGATCGCGACTGCATCTACGAAGACGCACGCATCGAAGCGGTCGCGAACGAGGTCGTGAGGTTTGCGTACACGTTTAGGGTGATGGATACGGTCGGGGCACCGACTAATCCCTAGGAGATCGTGACAGATGGCACTGACGGCAGATCAGATTCTCGCGGCGGATGACATGGGCCTGAAACGTGTCGCTGTCCCTGAGTGGGGCGGCGACGTGTTCATTCGCGTGATGAGCGTGGGCGAGCGCGACTCGTACGAGCGGCGGTGGATCGGCAAGAAGGAAACCGGCATCGAGAACTTCCGCACGCAGTACCTCGCGGGCGTGTTGTGCGACGAGACCGGCAAGCTCCTGTTCAGCCGCGATCAGATCGACACGCTCGCGAGCAAGAGCGGTGCAGTGATGGGCCGGCTGTTTGACGAGGCGATGAGACACAACCGGATGACAGAGGAGGATGTGCAGCAACTGGGAAAAGGCTGAACGCGAGCCCGACTCGCCGGTACATGTTCGCGGTCGCTCGTGACTTGCGAATGACTGTCGGCGAGTTGAGCACGCGAATGGATTCGGCCGAGTTCAGTGAATGGATCGCCTACAACCGCTACTTCTCGGCACTGCCGGATTCGTGGCGGGAGACGGCGTTGATCGTCACGGCTCTCCTGGCTCCGCACATCGGGAAGAACCAGAAGCGACCGAAGCCCGAGGATTTCATTCCGATTGAGAAGCCGCCGCAGCACGAGTCGCAGGACATGGCGGCCTTGCTGGAGTTGCGGCGGCAGTTTGGTCTAGGCGATCTCGACAATGGCTAACGTACTCTCACTGGCGTTGCGGGTGACGGCTGACGCCAGCGGCCTACGGCTCGATCCGGTGCAGCGTGCGCTCGTGGGGCTGGGCGATCAAGCCGAGAAGTTGACGAGTCAGTTCGCAAAGTTTTCCGGCGGGAGCGAAGCGGCGGCGGCGGCTCAGGCCCGCTTTGAGCAGCAGTCGCAGGATCTTATCAACACCCTTCGCGACGGCGGGCCTGGGGCTGCGACGCAGTTCGCCGCTGCCTTCGAGCGGCTAACCGAAGCCGCGAACAAAGAGGCTGCCGCGTTCCAGCGAGCGCAGCAAATCACCGAAGCCAATCTCACAACGCTGGAGCGGTTCGACCGTGCTCAGGCGGAACTGACTGAGCAACTGAACGCCGGGCGGATCTCGCTGGAGACCTACAACCGGGCGACCGAGAACGCCGCGAAGGGGCTGACCGACGCGGAGCGTGCGGCTCGCGGGCTGGCGGTGCAGCAGAAAGAGATCGACACCGCAGCCGAGAGCACGACGCTCAAGTTCAACGAACTCTCTGGCGTGTTCTCGGTGCTGCCCGGCCCGCTGGGCAACATCGCGGGGCGGATCTCGGGCATCGCGAGTGCGAGCGAGGGGCTGTCGCGGATCTTCGCGGGCGGATTGACGGCGGGCTTCCAGGGGCTTGTGTCTTCAGTCACCGCTCTCATCAACCCGTTCACGCTCGCCCTCGCGGGCATCACGGCATTCGCGGCCGGTGCGACAGCGGTGGTGCGTGGACTCGTGGCCCTGGAGGATCGCGTAGAGCGTCTCAGTCGCTTGGCGACGCAGTTGGGCGTGTCGTTTGAGTTCGTGCAAGTGCTGGAGGAAGCGGGCCGCAGGGCAGACGTTTCGATCGAGCAGTTGAGCGGCTCGTTCGCCCGGCTTCAGAACACGCTCGCGGGTGCGGACGAAGAGAGCAAGAAAGCCCAGGCGGCATTGCAGCGGCTCGGCGTGTCGGTTCAAGACTTCGGGGCACTCTCGGAGCAACAGCGGATCGACTTGATCGGCGAGCGGCTGGCTGCGATCGAAGACCCTGCCCAGCGGTCAGCAGCGGCGATCGCCTTGTTTGGCCGCAGCGGCGTTCAGCTTTTGCCGTTCTTCAATGAGCTCGGGCTTGCCGCGACAGACATGGAGAGGTTCGGGCGTGCCGTGTCAGATCTGGATCGCGAACGGCTCGCAGACTTCGGCGGAAGCATTGACACACTGAGCCTCGCTACCGAAGGGCTCGGCACCTCGCTGCTGCTCCCGTTCGTCGGGCTCGGTGACGGCATCGCTCGCGGGCTTGCGGAGGTCACGGCGGGCATCACGGCTATCGTTGATCCCATTGGGCGAATCCTTGAGCCGCTGCTAACGCAGATCGGTCGCATCATCGAACTGATCGGCGTCAATATCGGCAACTTTGGGCGAACGATTGGTGCCGTGTTCGAGCCGTTCGCCGTGATCGTGCAAGAAGTTTCGCAAGCACTGGAGCCCTTATACGAGGGCATATTCAACTTCCTGCAAGGCATTAGCAATGCAGCCGTATCGGTGACTGAATGGGTCGTGTCCTTCACTCCCATCGGGGCTATCGCTGCAAACGTCGGAGCCCTGGGCGAGACAATCTCCCGCGTTGTGACGATCATCACGACAGCATTCCAGAGAGCCGGTGAGTTCGTCGGCGGGCTTGTCTCGCGATTCTCTGAACTTGTCGCACAGTCGCCGTTTCTTCAGACGCTGGGCGACATCATCAGTTCGACATTTGGCGCAGTAGCGTCGGTCTTCTCGACTATCGCGAACGCTATCGGCGGGGTTGTCGGTCGCCTCCTTACGATTGCCGAGAAGTTTCTAGGCATCGACCGGTCGGCTCAGCAGGCGTCCAAGGCGACTCAGAACCTTGGAAGTGACATTGAGGAGCTAACCGAGGAAGAACGCAAGGCGGCAGGCGAGCGAGAGAAGTTTTTGCAAGGATTCACCGACAACGTATCGAAGGCAATCGACGAGTCTGCCAAGTTTGGGCAGGCAGGATTCGATGCCGCGTTGCAGTACCAGAACGCGATCACTGACTTGCAGGAGCGGCTCGATCGCGGACTCATCAACGAAGAAGTTTTCCGTCGCGAGGCGGCGGCAGCCGAAGCGGCGTACAGCGATCAGATCGCAATCGCCGAGCAAGCCGCCGCTCGAATTGAAGAGAACACCCGCCGCGTCGATGGCTTGCTCGCCAAGGCGAACGAGATTCCGCAGATCGAGCAAGACCTCAACGCAATCGAATCCGAGATCGCTCGCGTTCAGACTGATCTCGCTGCCGCTCGCGAGAATGGTGCGACCGAGCAGGCCAACGCCCTCGCGGGCCGGCTCGCCCAACTCGACCAACTGCAAGCCGGGCTGCAAGAGCAGGCCGACCAAGCCGCACAGGGATTCGAGCAGGGTTTCGACGCCGCGTTCGCGAGCGTGGACAGAGGACTCAGTTCTCTCGTGGACAAGGCGGGCGAGTTCGGCAACGAAGGAGCGATCGCGGCCCAGCAACTTGCCGATGGCATTGCCGCTGCCCAGGAGCAAGTGAAAGACGGCATCCTCAACCGCGAGGCGTTTGAGGCGGAAGTCGAACGGCAGAAAGAGTTGTTTGAAGATCGTCTCGCTGACCTTCGGCAACTGGAGCAGATCAACAATCGCATCGCCGAGGGCGAAGGCAAGATCCGCGACCGCCAGTTCGAGATCGAACTCGCCCGCGCCGAAGAACTCGCCACCGTTCGCACTGGCTCGGTCGAGATCAACGACATCCGCAGCGGCGGCATCTCGGCGTTCTTTGACACGCTGAAGGAAGACCCGGCGATCGCGGAGGCTAAGAAGCAGACTGCCGAGCTTGAGAAGATGCGGCGAGAGCTCGCCAAGCTGAACGCCGAGAAGGTGGACATCCTCGCGGGGACGGGCTGATGAGCGTTCACTCTTGGAACGAACTGCCGCGTACCGCGACGCATCTGATCGGAGCGTCGCCCGAATATGAGCGGCGTTTCATCGCGACGCTCAACACCCCCGACACGCCGGCTGCCCTGGTGGTCAGCACCATCGGCGTGCAGCACTACACGCCGCACCCCGAAGAGTCTTTCGCCCGGTGCTACGAACTCGAATACAACGAATCCTACGAGGGCAATCGGTATCACTCTGAACTGATCGCCCGCTACAAGATCCCCGAGGCTGACGAGCAAAGTGCGAATCTGTTGCCGTGGCTGCGGCCCGACGTGTGGAAGTTCCAGACACAAGGCGTCGCGGTGCCCGCCCTCTACTACTACGACGGCTCAACGCAGAAGCCGCTCACAAACTCAGCCGGCGATTACTTCGAGGGTCTGACCGTCGATGAAGCCCAGCAGAAGGTCACGATCCAGAGCAACCGGCAAAACTTCCCCTCGGCTCTCGCGGCGGCGGTTACGAACTGCGTGAACGACGGCAGCTATCTCGGGTTCCCAACGGACGGCGTGAAGGTGCAGGGCATCAGCGGCGAGCAAGCCGTTGAGCAGTTGAACGGGCAAGAGGTTCGCTACTGGAAGATCACGAGCGAACTGCTCTGCCGTCAGAGCGGGTGGAGCCTGCTCCTGCCCGATGTCGGCTTCAACTACATCGACGGCAGCGTAAAGAGGCGAGCCGACGTTCAAGGCCCGGACGGCGAGCAAGTCGCATCCGCGAATCCGATCGCCCTCAACGGCAGCGGCGGCAAGCAAACCGGCGGCAATCTGCCTGCGATCCTCACTCGCCGCGTCTACAAAAGAATCTCAATGTCCCAATACTTCGGCGCGCCGCCGTCTTAGGAGCAACCATGCCCGACATTTCCTACAGCGTGAATGTGAACGTCAACGCCGGGGCGTTGAATCAGAACCTCAACGCGTCCAACATCACGAGTGACTTTGCCACGACGGGCTTGCTTGCTCTCACGCTCAACGTCGGCACGAGCACACAGGCGATCACCACGGCATCGGCGTCGAACCTGGGGCTGTGCTTCGCCCGGTCACTCGCGACCAGCGGCACGCATACCGTTTCCTTCGGCCGGCTGAGTGGCACGACGCTCTTCGAGACGGTGCGGCTCAAGGCCGGCGACGCTGCCGTGCTGCGGCTCGCGCCGGGCAACTACGCGGCGAAGGCTGACGCTCCGAACTCGCGGCTGCTCCTCCAGATTCTGGAGGAGTAGTGAGTACCGCCCGCGTCGATTTCACTCGCGGTGCCGCCGAGCGGATCGCCGCCGTCGTGCGCCGCGTCGAACAAGGCGACCGGGACGGCGCACCGCTGACGTTCGGCAAGGTCGATCCGCCTGCCGGCAAGGTGTTTCGCATGTGTGCGTTCACTGGGGCATGGGCGATTGACACGCCGAAGACAGTGACGTTCAGAAACGTGACCACCACGCCAAACACCGTGATTGCATACAACCTGTTTGCTGCGATCACTACGTCGGGCACTGCGTCCTCAACGCCGTGTGCGATCGCGAAGGACGGCACAGCGTGGTATCTCATCGCTGCCCGCTGCTCATGATCGAGTTTCTCGCCGCTGTTGAGCCCGCGTCGCTGCCGCTTCTGGCGGTGCTGGCGTTCGCGGTGTCGATGTACCCGATGGGGCTGATGCTCGGCTCACCATGCAGCCCGTGCTGCGGGTGCAGCCTATGCACGCAAGGGTCGCTCCCCGACACGGTAACGGTCACGCTCAGCGGATTCCCTGATTCCAGGGAAGGTCCAAATCGGCTGTCGCCCATTTTCACCAGTTGCTTCGGCAACAATGCCGCCGCGACCCTCACCGAGTCTGGCGGCTCGATATCGACTGTCACGATCACCAACGCGGGCACGGGATACGCGATCCTTGGCAGGACTGCACCGACGCTTTCGTTTTCCGGCCAGGGCAGCGGGGCGACCTTCACGCCCACGTTCAACGTCGCGCCCAACGCCTGCGGTGTGGATTTCTGGCAACTAGCGTCCGTGGCGGCCACAGGCGGGAGCGGCTACGTCGATGGCGAATATCTTGTGATTACCGCCGCCGTGGATGACACGGTTGAGCAAGCGGCGACGGCGAGGCTCTATGTGGGTCGAGCCGAGCCTACGCTGACGATCAGCGGCAACGCTACCGCCACGGTGTCGCTGCTCGACAACGGCAACGCTACCTGGGGGGTGGATTCCGTCAGCGTCACCAACGGCGGCAGCGGCTACACAGAAGGGGCGGCGATCACGTTTGACGACGGCGCGAACGGAGTTCAGGTTCTCGCTGCAATCGCAACCGCCAGAGTAGTTCACGATGAGCCGATCCCGGTGTTTTCGATCAACACTACCGGCGGCTCGGGGGCGTCTCTTGAAGCCGTGTGGACGCTGCTCCCGTCCAATCAGTGGCCCGCTCCGAACAAGAAACTATACGAACTTGCCAGCGTGACGGTGCTCAATGGCGGCAGCGGGTATCAGCAGTTCGAGGGCATAGACCTCACATTCGCGTCTGCTGATGACGGGATCGCAAATGTGAATGCGTTTCTGGACATCGAATCGGTCGATGGCAACGGCGCGATTACAGCGGTATTTGTCGCGCCGGATGTTTCGCCCCTCGTCGCCGGCCCGGCTGGCGAATACATCGGCTCGCGAACCGACGAACTGCATTCGGTAGCAATCAACGCGCTGAATCGCGGGGCATACTACGAAACCTCCGCCGGCGCGTTGCTAGTCGCCGTTGAGACTCCTGGCAGTTACTACCACGTTGACGCGACCGAGCCGCCATATGTGTCTACGGTCGCGATCACTGTGTTTGAATCGCCGTCAGTGTTTCCGGTCGGCAGCGTGTGGAGGCCCAGCGAGGGGTCGGGTGCTGCGTTCGACGTGACGGTTGATGACGATCCGACCAGCCCGACATTCGGCCAGATAACAGCCATCTCGATCACGAACGGCGGCAGCGGGTATCAGCAGTACCCGGAGTTCCCCGTGTGCTGCGGCACGTCCTACAACGATCGCTCTTTTGTCTTGAAACGCGCGGCCGTCGCCACTGCCGAGCACGGGTTCGAGACGGCTCCAGACGCCAGCCGATGTATCTATGAGCACCGCTTTTGTGGCGTCGGCAACCTGTACGGGCTGCGAGGCTCCGTCCGAGTCGAGTATCGAGGGCCATCGCTGCCGCCGCTGGTGCTGTTCCAGAATGAGGTGCTTTCGACTAGCAGCGACTTTCCGATGCCTTCCGAGACGTGCGCCACGACGCTGACATCCACAACGAATGTCACAGACTGTGACGATCTGTCGTTCACTGCAACCGACGCCGATGGAGTGACAGCCGTCGTGACGCCTGGAGGCGAATACGATTCGGAGGATGGCTACGCGGGCGAGCGATCGTGCAACCAGTGCTGCCGCGGCACAGACCCGGTGCCAGAGGAAATCACTGTTGAGTGGGTGAACACGTCGGGCGGCATAGCACCACCGTCTGGAACTTATGTGATGCTGTTGGCGTCCTCGCCCCTGTATTCTCCAGGCGGAATACTGGCGAGGATTGGAGTGTTGCGATGGTCATACCCGTTCCTGCCGAGCGTCTACATCGCTCCGTGCTCTGCCCATGACAGTCTGGGCCGCGTGTTCGTGCCGATTCCGCCACACAGCTCGCCAGAGCCGGATGCCTGCGACATTGATTGCCCTCCGAAGTGCATGGTGTGGGTAGAAGACCTTGAGATACAAGACTGCTCAGACTGTGTGACGGGGCCGTTATGCAGCCCGCCCGCGAGCGTCTGGGGGAATGCTTTCGGCGACAGCATGACCATCCTATGACGCAGCTCTGCGACTTCAGCAAATCGCTCACTTGCCCGACGTGCGGCTACCGGGCGAGGTCGCGGCCGACGTTCCGGCAGTGCCGCCCGCCCCCGCCGCAGCCGTGGCGCCCGTTTTTGCTCGGCGACTTCGTGGAGCGGTGGCTCACTCGGTTCGGCGTCACGAAGGAGCGAGTCGAGCGGTGGACGCGAACTGCGGGCAAGCCGGGCGGGTGCGGGTGTGAGGCTCGGAAGAAGTGGCTGAATGATGCCGGCGTTCGTGTGCAACGCGTCGCGAGGCGGCTCGCCCAGCGATACGCGAAGGCTGTGTTCGGTTGACACCCTCGCGACACTGACGGGCGAAAGGGCTCGTCGTGGCGGAAGATCACCACATCACGATCGACGGCAAGCGTTGGCTCTTGCGGTTCACCCGGCTCAAGGGGGACGCGATGGGCTGGACGTTCTTTGATAACGCGACCAGCCCGCGAATCTTGATTGACGATCGCTGCACGGGGGCGCAGAAGTTGGAGACGGTGCTCCACGAGATCGCCCACGCGGTGCTCGGCCCGAGCATCAGTGAGGAAGCGGTGACCGAACTTGCACGCGTGCAGCGGCGGGTGCTGACCATGCTCGGATACAGGGAGGTGCCGCGTGAATGATCTTCGCTCTGCGATCGTGGCGGCTGCCGCCCCGCAAGCCCCGAGGCTGCCGCTTCGCTGGATCGACCGATTGCCCAATGACGTGCGCGACGAACTGATTGCGATCAAACGCGAATGGCGGGCGGGCACCATTCAAGCCTCGGGCCGCAGCCTTGCCGCAGCAATCGTGGCGAACTGTCAGCAACGCGGCATCACGATCTGTGGCGTACCGGGAGTGCGTGAATGGCTGGCAAGCAAGGACTGAAAGCGGCTGTCGTGTCGAGTCTGCCCGCACCAAGTCCGCCGGCCACGGCGGAACAGGTGACGCAGCGGCAGGAAGGCGACACGCTTGAAGCCCGCTCCACGAGCCGGCGGATCAAGACGGTCGAGGATCTACTCGCCCACATCGAAGCGGACATGACCCGCTACGAAGTAGCGGCAAGCGAGGCGACCAAGTGGGAGTGTGCCTCGGGCGACGGTGAAGGGGGCACGACCGTCACCGAACTGCACCGCGTCTTCGTGCGGCTGCGACCGAAGGCGGGGCCGAAGGTCGCCGAGGCAGTCGAGGCGATGATCTCGGCGGCAGCCCGCGACATCCGCCGACCGGCGGCGAGGAGCCACGGCAAGCCGAAGCCGGGGCTCTGGCAAGTGCTGGTCGTGAGCGACACGCACTTCGGCAACTACTCGTGGCGAGAGACAACCGGAGCCGATTGGGATCTCTCGATCGCCGAGCGGGTCGTGCGGGACACCGGGCACGAGCTCCTGGCGGTGGGCGACACTCACAAACCCACCCGCCGCACGATCGCGTTCCTGGGTGATCTCTTCCACTATGACCGAGCCGAGCGGGCCGAGACTTCGAGCGGCACGTTGCTCGAACGCGACGGGCGACTTCAGAAGATGCTCGATGTCGGCGTGGCGACGCTGCTCGGCATCGTGGAGCGATCCGCCGAGACCGTGCCGACCGATGTGGTGCTCGTGCATGGCAACCACGACGAGACGCTTTCCTGGGTGTTTCATCGGCTCTTGCTGGAGCGATACCGCAACGACAAGCGGATCACGATCGACGAACGCTACACGGGGCGAAAGTATCTGAGCCACGGGCGGAACCTCCTCGGCTTCGCCCACGGGCACCGGGCGAAGAAGAAGTTGCCGCAACTCATGGCGATCGAGGCGGCTTCACAGTGGGCCGCCTGTCCCTACCGCGAGTACCACACGGGGCACTACCACTCGACCGCTGCGGAGTGGTCGCGACCGATCGAGACGATCGACGGCGTGCTGGTGCGAACCGCACCCTCACTCTGCGTCGCTGATGATTGGCACGCGAGCCTCGGGTTCCTCAACGCTAGACAAGCGATGGAAACTCACCTCTACGCGTTCGACGGTGGGTTGACCGCGACGCACGTAGCAGGCCCGAGAAAGGAACTCACATGACAGCGGCGATTCTGGAGAAAGCGAACGAGGCGATGCGGGCAGCGGTCAAGGCTCGGCTCGACGCGACCGACCCGAGCGACGAAAAGATGATCGGCTACCAACTCGACCAGGGTGACACGGTTCCTTCGTGCTGCGAAGGATTGCGGATGCGCGGCGACTCGCTCCTGCGGTCTGACGTTCACCCCACGTCGCAGGAGTTCTTCGATCTGTGCGATGCCTTGAAAGAGATGCACCGTCGCAAGAGCCGAGACTACGGCTGCCCGAGCGGCGAAGACCCGCTCGCGAACATCCGCAACGGAGCGAAGTTCGTCGGCATCCCGGCGTGGAAGGGCGCGATGGTCAGGCTCTCCGACAAGGTGACAAGGCTCGCCGCGTACAACGCGACCGGGCGGCTGGAAAACGAGTCGCTCGAAGACAACCTCTTCGATCTCGCGAGCTACTCGCTCTTGGCTCTCCTGCTTCATCGCGAGGAACACCGATGACTCGTGAGCCCCTCACCGACGCGTACCTCGCGGAGTGCGAGCACCGGGCTCGCCGGTTCTCGGGGGCGTACACGGGCACGAGCGGGACGCTCGCGGCGGATGTGCTGCGACTGCTTTTCGAGTTGCGACGGCTCAAGGTCGAGGCGGCACGGCGGGCCGAGACGACGGTGCCGTACTGGATGGCGGCTCACGACTAGACCGGGCGGCGGGTTGAGCGGCGGGGTTTTCATCCCTTTCCCCCGCCGCTCCCCGCCTGTCGGGTCAGGCGGCCGGGTCTTCCTGACCGGCAGCCCAGCCGCTCACAAGCCCCCGCCGGTAGTGGGCTACCATCTCGACCGGCACCCCCGCCCCCGCCGCCAGAGCGTCTATAGAAGCCCGTGCGGGACACGGCTCCCCTCGGGCTGCGAGATCCCGCCCCGCCTGCCGGCCAGCCCGCAGGGCGGCTTCCTTGGCGTCTGCCACGGGGTCGGGCGGCTCGTCGCCGATGTCGAGGTGAGGGAGCATGTCGAGATGGCTGCGGGTGGGTTTCGCGATGGTCTGATCGACGTAGTGGGATTTGGTTGTCGATGGCGAAGCGTGCCCGAGTGCAGCTGCGGCTTCCCCGAGCCCCCCCGCTGCGGCGATGTAGCTCGCGGCTGCCCGGCGGAGCCCGTGGTAGCCCCGGCACTGGACCCCGGCCCTCTTGCAGATACGGCGGAGGTGGCCCCAGAGATGGGTAGGTGTGCGGTCCCATCGCCAGACGAGCCGCCGGTCGCCGGCATCGCGGCGAAGCTCGGCCAGCCAGCGGCACGTTTCCTGCGATATTGGCCTGAGCAAGTCTTGGCTCGCACCCTTCCGGGTCTCGGCCCTGAGAAGAATGGTCCGTTCGTTGAGGTCAACATCCCGCCACTCGACCGCGAGCAACGCCCCTACCCGCTCGGCGGTCTCAAAGGCTGCCCGAATGAGCGACGCGTGCCAGATCGCCGCCGGTCGCCCGTCGATGCCGCCCGGTGTGGCCAGGGCGGCCCGGATGACCGCTGAGACCTCGTGGGCTCGGTATGCCCGCGGGACACGCCGCGGGGCTCGCATGGGGGGCAGGACCGCGGCCGGGGCGACTTCGACCCGCCTGAGCCGAAAAAGGTGGCCCCACAGGGCGACAATATGCGTTCTATCCTTGACCACGGTTGCGACAGCGACCGCCTGCCGGCGGGCAGAAAGGAACCGCTGTACCGAAATCCCCGTCAAATCAGCCACCGTGGGCTCTCGCCCCAGGTGCTCGGCGTACCTCTGGAGGCTCATTCGGAACTGCGACAGAGCCTTCGCGGCGAGCCCCCTGAGCGGAGCGTAATCGTCATCCAGAATCGAGCGGAGCGTCGCGGAATCGGCCATTTTTCCAGCCTCTTGTGAAAAACGCAGTCTACCATACTGAACAAATGTGAACCCCCCTCGTCTCCATTCGAGTTCTGTTCAGTAGTGCATCGTATGGCGGCAAGCACGCGGAAGGCAAAAGACGCGTTTTCAGCGGCGAAAACGCCGCGATTATTTGACGCGTCTATAGGCTAGCGGTAGTATTCGAGGGATGGTCAGCATGGCGTACAACATCGACGGCGTGGATTACCTCACGGTCTCGGAGGCGGTCGAGTTTATCGGCTGCACCGATGGCTGGGTGCGGGTGCTCTGCCGCGAGGGCAAGCTCGAAAGCCGGATGATGGGCAAACGGCTGCGGCTGGTGGCGAAGCGATCCGCCGCCCACGTCCGCGACACCCTCACGACCAGGGCGACGGGCAAGAAGCACCTCGCCAGGCGGCCCGCCGCCAAGCGGAAAAAAGCCGCCAAGCGGCGAAAGTAGCGTTTTCCCCGCGAAAAACGCCCCCAAAAAAATCTTTCCTCACCCCCTTGCAACCCAAATACCGATAGCCTATAGTACCCCCAGACGCGAGCGAATGAGACTCGCGGGACACCTAGCCTGGAGACGAAACGATGACGCTCGCCACTCAAATCGCGAACCTTGCCTCCCACATTGCTGAGTGCCTCGAACTAATCGAGGCCGCCTACCTCAACTTTGCTCTCTCTGAGAGCGAAGTTCTTGAGGAGGTTGCTTACTACAGCGAGCAGCTTGCTCGCTATCGCGACCAGAAGGCCGCCATGGAGGTTTGGGCCTGACCAACACCCCGCCCGCTGGCACCTGGGCCAGCGGGCACGACACCACGAGACGAAAGGGAACGAACGATGACCGCCGAAGACCTCAAGCCGATGCAGCAAGTTTGGATCGTCTACAACAACTACGTCGTCGCCAAAACTGTGAAGGATGTTTGCACTGGCGACGGACGCCCCTACGTTGCAGCCCGCGACGGCAGTGATTGCTACGTCCGGTGGGATCGCCGAAACGGTGCCTGGGTCAAGCACGACAAGCTCTTCGCCACCGAGCGGGACGCCAAGGTTGAGTTGTCGCGGCAACTCCGAGAGCAGGCCGCTCACCTCATACGCATGGCGAATCAACTTGACTGCGAGACCACCGCCTGCCCCGAGCAGCACCTCTGCCGCCACGGTATCGACAACTGACCGCACATGGTGGGGCCACCCGGCCAGCCGACAGCCGCGAAACGGGTGGCATTTTTGGATTCTTCACACGCCAAGGAAGGCACCATGAACGCTGAAATCTGGATTGAGCTTGCGATCGTTTTGCTGCGAATCCTCGCCGCTGGTCTTTCCGGTTGACGAAACTACCGCTAGACCATAGCCTACCTACCGCTAGACCATACGGCACGAACGAAAACCCCTTATTTCCCCGACGAAACCGCGAAGAGAAAAACTCGCTTGACCGAGCAACCGAGGGGGGTAGGATACGCCCCCTCACTGATGGACAGATGGACAGTTTCACACCTCGAAGGGACTCAAGAATGGACGCTCACTACCGCGAAGCTGCCGCCGCCGAAGCCGCTGTCGCTGATTTCTACGGCAATCGCTACCGCCCGCAGCCCGGCGACCGGGTTCGCTGCCCGCGAGCGTTCGGCGGGGGCTACCAGCCGGGCGTGGTCGCCGCTCCGCAGGACGGGGCTTACCTCGTGGATACCGCCGAGGGGCGGTTGCTCATGTACCTCGAAGAGCTTGAGCCGGCTCAGTAGCCGCAGAAATCGCGGGGGATTTGGTACGCCACTTGCCCCCCCCCCCCCCGTTTTACGCTCTGGCCCCCCACGCAAGCCTGTACACGCACGAACGACACGCACGAGGGAGTCAATCGCTAAGGAGAGCCGGTGGAACCGGCGACACCCAGGAAGGGATCGGG